TTCTCTCCTATTTCACACTTATAATCCAACTCTCTTTTGAGTTGCATCAGTCTATTGGTCATTGCTACTTTGTCTAATCTACCGTTCATTTTTAACACCTAGTACGTAATCTATTGAGTTCGGGTGGTCGTGGATATATGGTACGTCTTCTACAGCAATACTTCGTGCATCATAGGAATTGTTTGCAGTCACACAGATTTCCTGATGATTGTGTGAGTTGTCCATATACCCGACATTGTAATGGGTCATTGGCACACTCCTTAATAATGGTTCTAATATTTAGGCTATGACATAAAAAAAGAGACCCCGAAGGGTCTCTCTTGTGTGTATATCGAAACTTCGATTTACATTAGGTTGTCAACCAAACTACGTCTGTAGTAGCGGTTTGCATTGGCAGTAAGTGCACCTTCACCTTGAGTAGTACCCTCAGCGAATGGGTTAGCAACTAGACCATATCTGGTCTTAAAGCCAATTTTTGGTTGGAATGTATCCTGACCAACCGCACGAACCATCTGTAGAGGAACGTATGGGCAGTAGAATAAACCAGCATCATATGCAGAACCACCTTTGTAACCTGCGACGTAGAAGTGTCTGTCACTTACGTTTGCAGAGTAAGGGTCAACATAAACCTTGATTCTTCCGTTAAGAGTACCAGCAAGTGTGCTGCTGTTGTCATCAGGAAGTAGATTGCTGTTTCCAGAAAGAGCAGGTGTGTAATCTAGTACACCAGCCATTGATAGTGCAGAAGCAACGTCAGCGGAACAAATTAAGATGTTCCCCTTTCCACGACGAGTTTCGTGCCCGATGGCGTTCATATCTCTTTCAATGTTGAAAAGTAAACCTTTAAACTTCTCAACTGACCATCTACCATTGGAGTCAACGTCTAAGTCGAAGATACCAGCAGTTGCTGTATTGTTCTGAGAACCAGGTCTTGCAACCTTGTATACAGTTCTAACAACTTCTCTGTTGATCTCAGCGAGAACTTCAGTAGAAAGAATGTTTGCTAGTTCAGACTCAGCGTCCAATCCGTGAACGGCTTTGAGGTCTTGAGCCAATTCTAAACTGTACTCAGCTTTGAGTGCTCTGGACTTAGCAGTCACAGTAACTTTCTCAATGCTGAAGTTCATTTCAGCGAATTGGTTGCCAGCAGCATCACCTAATGCTTCTGACTCAGCAGTAGTCATACCTGTTGAGGTATTGTAAGTACCACTGTCGTTAAGTAATCCTGGGTTAGATCCAGACTGTGCTGTTCTACCTAGATCACTTGCTGCGTTCTCTGCAGAGAACTCGGAATCTGCTTCATTGTAGAATGCTTCAGTTCCAGCAGTACGGTTTGTACCGTAGCGTGAACGCATTGCGAAGATAAGTCCAGTAGGACCAGTCATTGGCTGAACACCAGCAATGTCATAAGCAATAAGCTTAGGCATTGAACGTCTGATCAAGCTAATGAGAACAGGATCGAAACCTGCACTTGGACCTGTGGCAGTAGCGGTGGCACTGAAACCTGCAACGGATGAGGTTGATGCTGTGCTAACTGTTGGAGCTGCTTCGTTAAGAACTCCAGCTTCTTCTCTTAAAAATTTTTCTTGGTTTTCGAGCAGGACTGCGGTGACCGCTTTCTTGTAATTGTCCTTGATACTATCAAGTCCATCACAATCAAGTACGGGGTTCCACTTTTCCTGCAACTGTTCAGAATTGAACATTGCTTTTTTTCTCCTTGGAAATAGTAGTTTTAATCAATTAGTCATTTAGGCTTTGAAACGCTTCAGAGCATCTACGTAACGTGACATAGACTCTGTGATTTCGCTGTCCACAACTGGTTGTACGTCTTCTGCAACGGTTTCACTGTCAGCTTTCGCTGGCTTGCTGGAGAAGTACGACTCCTTCAGAGTTTCTACCTTGCTGCGGAATGACTCTTCATCTTCAAACTCAACCCCTTCTGATAAAGATGCTAGCTTCTCCTTTTCAGTAGCTGCTAGTCCTTCAGAAACTTCGCTCACAATCCCATACTTAACGTAACCTGCAACTTGAGAGTTGAGGTCAACATTCTTATCAATTTGCTCGTTGAGTTTTGCTTCCATTGAATCAAGTTCAGATGCCATCGATTGAAGAACATCTGCTTTTTCTTCGGGAACTTCAATATGGTTCTCGATGAAAACTTTTTTAAGACCGTCTACAACACTCTCAGCGATCTCTGCTTTGAGACCTGTATCAACTGCGAGTTTGTTATTGTCCATCCAACCTTGAACTGCATAGGTTAGATATTCATCGACCTTCTCGGCCAATTCAGTCTTAACAATTTGGATTTCCTCTGTTAAGGACTTGGTGTACTCTTCGTGTACTTTCTCAAGTTCCTCATTGAGGCGAGAGACGACTGCAGCTTCGAAGATTGTTGCTGCTTTAGTCTTGAACTCTTCGGAGAGTTCTTCTCCTTCGGTTAATGCTGCAACATCTTGAGATACATCGATCTCAATTAACTGTTCACCATCAGCATTCTCTGCTTCTACAGACTCAGCCTTCTTGCTGCTTGCAGCAGATGGTTTTGTCTTAGGTGCAGACGCTTGAGTCTGACTTGGTGTCTTTAGTTTGTTGCTCTCATCATCAGGCTTACTGTTCTGTGGTGTAGGTCCACCGAGAACTTCAACTGATCCGAGTGAAGAACCATCAGCAACGGCACCGTCGAACTTAGCTTCGGTGACCTCTTGGGTTTGTTCTTCAGATGCCTTTACTGTTTCATCCGACATTAGTTTTGTCTCCTTAATAAATTCTTACTGGAATTAATCTAAAAAATATTTATAATCTATAGAGAGTTCATAAGTTTCTGGAATGCGGAAACTTTCATCTCTTCGATTACTTTTTTGTTTGGAGCATTGTCCAAACCTTGCTTTATTGTGCGGAGTTCACGTTCTTTCAGGATTGCTCCTTCCCAAACCCACTCCTTTCCTTCCATTATTCCAGACACAAAAGCGTCTGGTGCACTGGGATCTGCCACAATATCAGCAGCAGTGGCAAGCATAAAGTCATCAGCGACAACATTTACACCTTCACTAGTCCTTTTTAGGGATCCAATCCCGCGTGAGGATACCCCTAACTTGACTCCTTCACCTAAAAGAGACCTAGCAATGTTACCCATAGGGGTGTCAAGGATACGTGCTCTTCCTTTGAAGTTGGTTCCATCTTCTTGCAAAGATGTAATTAGATGAGATACTCTATCTAGGTTAACAGTTGGACCTTCGGGGTGACCGAGTTCTCCAAGTGCTCTACCAGACTTAACAAAAGATTCGTTGTACTTATCAACTTCTCTTCTGAGAGTTGCCATAGGATACATCCTTCCATTGCGATTTTTAATCTCGCCCTGGAGAAACGTTCCTTCGATATACAGATTCTTTTTTCCGTTCTTCTCCTCAGTAAGGATTTTAACGTCGTCAATCTGTTCCGTTATCAGTCTCATCGGGTGTCTCCTCTGGTGTTACTTCAGTTTCAGGTTCAGCGTCCTTCAACCAATCTTTAGCAATCTCGATGCGTCTTTGATCAAGTGCATCTTGTGAGAGTGCCATCATTGCATCATTAACTTCGCTGCTCAAATCCTTTTTATCGGTGAACAACTTGTTAACAATTTCAGTGGCTGGAATGCTTGGCATAATAAGTCCTCATCAGTATTATTTAGAATTCCCCACGTTTATAGTCTGCGGGTTCGACATTATCTATGCTAATTGGAGCCTCTTCTTCCATTCCTTCCGCTTCCATAGCAGCAGGATCTTCGATAGGCATACCAGTAGCAGGATCAATCGTTGCAGGATCAGGGAGCTTCCCGTCCTCAATCTCTTTCTCCATTTGCTCGTCAATCTCAGTGATCTCTGCGTCAGTATGTCTAAGAATATGACGACGGATATACTCAAGTGAGAAATAACGACCAGCATAAGGATCCATTGCAGTGACTAAGTTTAGACGCTCTGTGAGCATCTCCTTCTCCTTTAATTCAGCGAAGTAGTTGTCAGCAATGAAGTTGTACTGGATGTGCTCTGACATATCATCCCAGTCCTCAAGACTGATGATACCTTTCAGAACTAATTGTGTCTTAAG